TTCCTCCTGCCAATGGAGAACTTGTAAATTCTGTTAAATTATATCCATATGTTGGATTGGATTGTGCCGTACCAACGGTATTAAATCCAGATAAAGTTCTGTCTTGCCAATATTTTAATACACCGGTTGTTTGGTCATAACTAATCACTTTTCCTGCTGCAGTAATACCTGTACCAACAGTTTGTGTAATAATAGAATCCCCAGTAAATGTTGCTGAACTATATCCGGTCCCCGTTAAACGCAAAGCATAAACTGAACTTGCTTTATCTAATGTAAGTAATTGAGAAGAATTATATGAAATTGGATTTTCTATAATACCAATTCTGGCAATTTCATTTCCGGTAATAAAGTCTGGATTTTCTATATCATTTTCAATTCTAGAATACAACATTACATTTGATGCGCCAAGTTCTCTATAAATATCTTTTCCGTGACCACCTTTAGGGGAAATGATCACATCAAATGTTGGTCTAGAATTTCCAGTTGGCACATTTCCAGCAACCAAGTCAATATTACCATATGTATAACCGGATCCTTGATTTGAAACCGTTACAGATTCTACTTTTTGATCATTATTAATGACAATCGTACATTCTGCTCCTGTACCATCTCCTTTAATTGGGACTTTGGTGTAAGTCCTATTTGCAGTTCCCAGACCAACCCCCCTATCTGTAATTACTACGATTTTAATTGATCCATCAACTGCATTATCCCTAACAACAGCGTCGTTTTGGTTTGTTTCCCAATTCAAGGGGACGGGAATAAAATCTGTTGATTCGAATTTGATAATATCACTCGCATTAATTGTATACAAATATTTCCAAATGTAACCATCTCCAGAAGACCCTGCAGATCTAGGTTCTAAATCTGTAAATGTTGGTTCATCTAATGAAGGTTTTCCGTCAGGTGTTTCTGGAGTTGTACCGTTCTGTAAACAAATATAAACCCTATAGTCACTATTGACTACATAGTAGTTTGCGGAGTACAAACTCGTTCCGCTTGAATTTTTTGGTATATTTGAAATACTATAATCATGTCTATAGTAATCGTAAGTTCTACCTGAAGACCATTCTATTTTTCTTACAACCTGCCTAACATCATTGCTAGTTATTTTTTTTAATGCAATAATACTATCCCAAGTATTATTTTCATTGTCAAAATTGTCTAATGGTGATGGCGGAGTAGTATTCCAATCACTTTTAATTGATGTTGGATTGGGGAGACCCACAAAAGAATAATATGAATTGGATGCAGATGTAACACCTGACAAAAAATTTTTAGCGTTTAATATCCTAATCTGATCCGTTATAATAGCTGCCATTTTTTGAGTTTTTATTTATTTATTAACCATAATTTAGATATTTTAATGGATATTTTCTCTTAACAATTGTTCCAGTCTTTATTCCAACAACCCCATTCAATGTATGTGCTTCATGCTCAAATAATTCAATTCTATTACCAAGATAGATTTTTCCCCAACTATATTTGCCATAATAATCACTAAAACCTATTCCACTCAACCCATTATAGTTAGAAACACTCACCGTCACTTTTGCAACATTAGTAATTCCAAATCCAGGAGTAGAAGTTTGTGCTATTGACACATTACTGACACAGTATATATTATCTAGGAATGAAGTTCCAATACCAACGATATTTCCATTTGTATCTATGGAAGTAACTCCATTTCCAACATTTGAATCATATATCATAAAATAATAACCAGTCTTTATTCCACTTTCCGTTATTGGCGTATTAACTATTGAAGAATTCCTTAAGAAAGAGTCTGCAGGAATTAATAAATCAAAAACTATTCCAGTACTAGCAATGCCAATAGATGTTGTTGAAATACCAGTTATGATTCCAAAATCACCTTCATAACCATTTGTTTTTGAAATATTATCTTCTATTTTTAATGATGGTGGTGAAATTAAAATTAGAGGTGGATTTGTATTTGTATATCCAGTTCCCGGAGAAGTAATTTCTACATTAGAAACTGTACCTCCTATTGAGATAGTAGATAATGCAGTTGCTTTACCTGTGGATCCAATACCAATTGGATACTCAATTGTAATTTCTGGAGATGTATTGTATCCAACCCCACCATTTATAATTTCAATATTAGAAATAGTTCCTGCTGCAGAGACTGTAGCAGTTGCAGAAGCTGAAACAACATTTTTCTGTGATACAAAAGTTATATTTCTTTGGAAATCTAAAGAAATTTGATTTTCATTTATTGGATTGAAAAATGGCCTAATATTATCAACAAAAGCTATAGTTGAACCTATACCAACTGATTGAATAAGATATGCTGAAGGATTAATAATAGGTTCATAAAGAATCCTATCTTTTGTAACAATTTTTGAATTTATAAACTTATCTTCAACTTGACGACACCAATCTATTGGTCGTTTTATTGTAGAATCGTTTACATTACCTGGACCATAATATGGATTTGTATCTACAACGTTGGATGAAGTTATATCATTAACAATTCTTTCATTTTCTTGATAATATGCTGGTTGATTTTCATAAGAATTATATCCAATCTTCAAAGAATCCCCAACTTTTACAGTTTCTAATATATCTCTTTGAAGTACATCAACTCCTCCTGTTCCTCTATAAAAAATTAATTTCATCTTATCACCAAATTTTGGAGGCTCTACAAATGTGATTGAACTTCCACCATTAAAATTATAACTTTTATTTGGAATTTGGATTATATCATTTATAAAAACTAAGAGAGTATCTTGAATTTTTATATTTGATCCAGGAGAAGCTTGAATTGAAATTGAATTTCCTCCATATTGAATTGGGAAAGAAACTCTAGTTCCATTAAAAAGATTTGAAAAGTCATCTAGAACTTGTAGTTGTCCAATCGACCAACCAGTAAATTTATCCGAATCAAGTTGTTGAATTGTCAATTCAAATTTACTAAAGTTTGGATCTGATGTTGTAGGAATTCCGGTAGTTCCACCAGTTTCTACAGTTAAAACATCATCAACACCATATCCATAACCAGTATTAATGATATTAAAATCGATTACACTAGATCCTTGACCTACAACAATATTAACTTTTGCCTGATTGCCATTTCCACTACTACCGGAAGAGTAGACTAGAGGAATGTTTGAATATGATATGGGTTCATCAATAACTACATATGGAGGGTTAGTACTAGTATATCCCAAACCAGGATTTGTAATGGCAATACTCACAATGTGTCCATTATTAACAACTGCTGTGCCGATATAATCAATATAAGGAGTTCCAGTCGAAGACAATGCGACTCCAACATGAACAGTTTGAATCCCAGATCTGTAACCAGAACCACTATTTCCAATGCTAATCGAAGAAATAGTTCCGGCAGCAGAAACAATCGCAGTTCCTCCGGCGCCAACTAATGGTTGGTATCCAAAACCTTCAACAGATCCAACAGAAACAATTACTCCACCAACAGGAATGTTTGCATTATTTGGGTCATATGAAACAGAACTAGCAGTTCCGGTAAAAGAAATAGTAGTAATTCCAATCTCTTCTGATAAACCATAGTCATTTATAACACTCAATCCCTGGTTTGGACCTTGGAAAATATTATTAATGAGTATAATCGCATTGTCTGTGGAAATACCCGTTACATTGGAGTTGTTTGATTTTAATGTAAAGTTTTTGTTATATCCAGTAAATGAAGATGATATATCGTCAAAAATATAATTTTTACTATATGTTTCTTCAGAAGAGTCTTGTATTCCACCTCTCATAAAAACTCTACCATGGAATGTAGAAGATGTAGTTACTCCTGTCCAATCTCTATTATTGGGTGAAAGAGATGACGTTCCAATAGGAGTATTTCCGTAGGGGGCATCTATAAAGTTTAAAGTATTTTCTACAATATTGTAATCACCAACAACTTTAACTATTTTCGCATCAGATGAATGCCCAACAGATATAGTACCAAGGATTTCTCTTCTAACTCTTATAGCATTTGTAGATCCGATACCTATACCTTCAATTCTCATAATTTCATCATCAATTTTTACTATATCTCCACCAAAAAATGAAGTTATTCCAGTAAAATAAATTATGTCATCTGTTGCTAAAATTGATTTAGATATTGATGAGGTTATTGATGTTGCTACTATTGGTGATTGAATTATATTGTCTATAGAAATAATTACTCTTTGATTTTGTCTCTTTGAAACAAAACTGTGAGTAGATCCAATACCAACGCTTTCCAAATTAATAGTATTTGGAACCTGTTTAAGAGCATTTTCCGCACTTGTTGCAAGTTTAATTTTGTTTATGTCAACTTTTACTGCATATACAGAAGATGGTAATCTGTCAGTGGAACCTATTCCCGAAATTACCGTAGTTCCTATTCCAATTGCATTTGATGATGTATAAGTGCTTATAGATAATGAATTTTTTGCGTTATTATATACAAGTTCTTCTCCTGTGACAAAGAAATGATTTGGAATAAAAATAGTATCATCTGATAAATTAACAATTTCTGATTGATTTCCAAAGAAAGTTCTCTTAAATATTGGATATGTTTTATATGTAAGATCAAAATCTTTTTTTATTGTAGAAAGAGTTCCATAATAAGTAGCATAAGATGTTTCAATTGTTGCATTATTAAAATTAATCATATCCTCTTCATCTTTAATATGCGCTAAGGCATTCATAAAAACTTTTACATCAACATTTGTATTTTGAATTGGTGTAAAAGTCAAATGTGTAGTTCCACTTATTATAGTTGAACCTATAGTTCCAATTCCAGAATAAGTTTCTAATATTGCATATTCTGTTTCATAAGTTTCTGTTCCATCATCAACTAATATAACTTCGGATAATTGACATTCTCCTGTGGATGCATCTGTTGCTTGGACAATATAATATGCAGCGTTATAATTAGATGGGTATGATGCTATTGATGTTGGAGTTGGAGATGTTGTGGCGGCAATAGAAGTTGATGATGCTTCTATTCTTGATTGATTTAAATCAATGGTTCCAATTCCAGACATGGAAGTGTTTCCTACTGAAATTGATATTGTATTTACGATTACTGTTGATATTCCAGCAAATGGAATAAAATCAACTCTTAAATCGGATCCAGAAAAATATGGATAAAAAGTACCAAGACCAGTGCTTGAATATGCATCAGAATAGGTATGATTAGTCAATTGTCCACCATCAAGAACATAAATATCTGCTCCATTGTGAATAATATTTAATTCATCATATTCAAACTGACCATCTAATTCATGATTTACACAAACAAGAACTTTAGAACTTGAATACGTGTTTGGAATACTTACAATAGTAGATACACCAACAAATGACTTACTTGAAGAGGCAACACTTACAACACCCCCCAAATTTGTATTGCCTACCGAAGTCAGGTTGTCATCCAAATTATATGAAATTGTCGATACATCATAATTATTATAGGTATATTTTGTTGGATAGAATCTAAGAACCCCCTCTGTTCCATCAATATAGAAGTCAAATGATCCCAAATCTCTAACAGTTTCAACTCTTCCATATTGGTTAATATAAGAAAATCCTAAGTCATCCCTTAAAATAGTGACAAGCATTGCTTGTCTTTCTGATGTATATCTTCTATCTTTTACGTAAGTGAAAAACTTTTGAGTTCTAAAGGAACTAAGTAATGACCTACTGACATCAACAAATATATTAAATCCAGGTTCACTATTAAACTCTCCACTAATATCATCAATCAAAAGAACTCTATTTCCAATAGATTCTTGATAATCTTGTATTATTCTACTACCAAAAGTGATTTCATCTGAGAAATTTCCAGAGTTAGAATATAAAGAATTTTCATAAACTAAATCAAAATTAGAAACACAATTTAAATCAACAACCGAAATAATATCAGTTTTTATTGATGTAAATTCACTAAATTCTGGTATCATTGAAGAATTTTCACTGACAACTGATTCTAATTGAAGATTGCTAAACTTTTTAAACCCTAAAGTATGATTTAAAGAACTTACAGAATCTTTCCAAGTATCATAAGGAACTTTTGATTTTAATGAATAAGAAAAACTTTGATAGTATTCATTATCATGAATTCTTTGCAAATCATTGTTTAAAAATCCTGTTAAATATTCCCAACCATTTTCAACAAGAGAATAGGAATCTAATTCATAATACGACTCAAATTTAATAATATCTTTCACAAATCCTTTTGAATTTGAACTTTTACCTTTAATGATGGATTGTGAAGTAAAATCCTCCGAAGTTATTACTTTTAAATACTCAGTTTTGGGATTCCAATCTCCAACTATACCAATAACATTTCCATCACTAACCTCTTCTCCTTTTAAGAATTCTCCCTTTTTCAAAACAGAATTAAATTTTGGAAAATGCTTTTCTGGAATAATCCTTCCAGAAGAGTTAATAGAATCAAAAATTCCCGGATATTCATTATCTTCCAAATAATTTGTAAGATTAAAAGTAACTATTCCTATTCCACCAATATTAGGAGAAACTGATTTAAGAGTAAAAAGATTATAATCATAATTTGCAGAATTGTATCCTTTTCCTGTAGAACCTATACCAATACTTACATTTTCTATCATTATTTTATCATTGACCGCAAATGGAAAACTATCTGCAGTACTAAATCCAACAGATAAAGTTACGGTTACATCTTTATTTGACGAATTGTAGGTTATATTTGAAATTGAAACTCCATTAGAATTTTGTATTGGGAGTATTATTGGTTCTGTATTGTTAATAGAAAGAGTATTATTGATAATTTGTACTTGGTTGTTTCCGAGTGTAAATTTCAAATCAATATCAGTTATTTGTTTTTTTGTTTTGCCATCAATTACAACTAATTTTGGAGTTATTGAATATCCATATCCAAAAGAAGTGACTCCAATCGATTCAAATGTTGATAGGGGTTCTATCTTAAGAATTTCTGGTAATTTTGATGTTGGTTTGAGTGTAAAATCTGCAGGATAATCAAAACCAATATCAGATATTTTGGTTGTTTTTATATTTCCTATTGTTTTACTATTTGTTTCTAAAATGAACCCTTCTCCATATTTTGAAACCACTGAAGATATTCCTGGTAAAGTACTATAAGATCTTCCTCCATTTTGAATATTGATTTGATTTATAGGACCATATGCACTTGTAGAATCTGTATTATATGATATAAATGCTTCAGTTTTGCTATAAGAATTTTTTTCTGGAGATGTCAAAAGATTGTATTCAAATGAAGTTGGTGTTAAAGAAGATACTCTTTTTTTACCAGAATATTCACTCTTTTCTACTTGAATCTGATTAAATAAATTTATAGAATCATCTATGATCACTTGTGTTTTTTCTTTAGGATTTGATGGTGATTTTATAGGAGTTAACTTATAATATAAAAGATTTGGTGTATATTGATTAATCTTTAGTATTGTTTTTGCATCGGGGGTTACTCCTAAAGTACCAACCTTTGTTACCTCAAAAGATGAACTTTTTTGATTGCACACATATTTTTTTGTAAATTCATTATCAAGATAAAATTCCAGTTCAAATGAGGGATACAATGTACCATTTAAGTTATATGATAAAGATGAATCAGATGTATCGAAGTTTATTGAAGAGTTTCTGTAAACTTTTATTGGCGGATTAATAGCAGTCAAAGTTCCGAAGGAAGAACTTGTTATTCCTAATGTAATTGGAGTTGATTGCTTAGATTGGTATAAACTTTCTGTAAGTTTAATATTATTAGAATCTAAAACAAGAACATTATATAAATGATTATCTTCTAATCCTCCACAAGGTGAAGATGATGTATGTAAAACTTTTTGTCCAGTAACAAAACCATGTGAAGGTAGATTAATAATCCCACTAATAGTGTTAATTCCGGAAGAAATAAAATTTTTCGGATTTATTAATACTCTTCTTGTTGTATCATTATACTTCACACTAACTGTGGTAGATATTGATGAAGTAACATCCATATAAACATAATCATTTAATTGCAATCCATGAGTTTCTCCGGTGGAAACAGTAACTACATTTTTTGAAATATTTCCATTTACTACCAAAGGATAATTGGTTTTAAAACTATGATAAGTTCCCGAACCTTTGTTTATAAAATATAAAATTCCTTGATTTCTAGTAGTTTCTGCTATACCACAAAAAGTTCCTGTAGAACCAATTCCAATTTTTATTGTTGAAATTCCAATAAAATCATTTGAAATTTTTGCAACATAAACTACTGATTTGTTTTTTAATTCAAAATAAGTATTACCAATTCCATTTGTAGATACTCCAAGAGAAGAACCAAAATTTACATTATAAATTAATTGATCTCCAGTTTCAAGTTTATGATTTGGAAGATATATTGCTCTAGTTGGAACAAAAATTTGAGTTGCCCCAACTCCAGGATTTGCTATTGCTAATGTAACACCAATACCAATTCCAGTTGTTGTACCAACCCCAACACTTTCTGCTGGGTTAAAATAAATTTCTTTATTTATTTTATAATCATATGTAGTTTTATATCCAACATTAATATTAAATTTTCTTGAAATTTCTTTGAGAACAGTTGAAGTTGTGTGAGATACTCCAGTTGTTGTATTAAATTCACGGAGAACACGAATTCTTGACGAAATAGGGTCTATATTTAAAACTTTAATATTTTCTGTTCCAACTCCAACACTAAAAATATCATTTTCTCTGATATTTTGAAAATCAAGATCTCCAGAAACAGAAAAATAAGTAACTAAACCAGTTATTGAAGATGCTTGAACTGCTGAAGTTAAGGTATATTGATTTGTAGATATTCCAATTTCATATAAATTTTCTAAGAAAGATGATGTTGTGTTTAGTCCTGCTACTTTTACCAAATCTCTATTTTTAAAATAATGTGGTAGTGTTGCAAATCCAACGAAAATTCCATACTGATCCGAAGGATAAAACTCAACATTAGATATCGAACTTGTAGCAACACTTATAGTATCAATTGGTTTTCCTAAAACTTTAGAAACTTTAGCGGAAGCACCAAACCCATTAGTTTTTGTATTATCAAATACAATCTTATCGTTTACTTGATAATTGTTTCCGCCGGAAACAATTCCCACATGGTCAATAGATCCTTTAGTTGCAAATTTTACAAAAGATTTTTGTTGTTTTAAATCATTTGGTTCAGTTACATAAGAATAGTAACTATTTTTAGATGATAAGTTATATGGATATACGTTTCTTAACCATCCGGTTTGGTTTAGATTAATATTTTCTTGGTTTGAATTTGAATTAAAATTAAAATCATTTGGTTTTGATGTATAATTTTCTCCAATTAAATATGGGAAAACTGGTCTTTTATAATTTTTAAATATACCATCAGAATCTACAGTTTGAGAAATAGAAGTGAAATATGCATATACTCCATTTGGAAATTCTGGTGTTACACAAAATCTTCCATTATTCTCATCCAACACAGTTTCATCTTCAGAGTTGATGTAAGTAAAATCTTCTACAAAGAATTCTTGAGGGAAAGAACTTGTTGGAGGTCTATCCGGTTTTAAATCTAAAACATAACCAGATTTCATCTGAGATATTGTTCCCCCAGATTTTTTAATGTAACCATATGGTCCATAAATTGGATTGCCATCATAAGACCATCCAATTATTGGTGAATGATTAGTTGAATTTATCTCAATTCCATTTGAAAGTTGTAGATCTTTCTTTCCAAATAAAGTTATTCCAGATTGATCAGAAGAATATAAGATTTTTCTTAATTCTCTTGGAGCATATAAATGAGAATATTGCAATCCATAATTTTTGTTTATTGAATTTTCTAATATACCATCATCGAGATCAAAGTTGTTAAAATATTTTTTAAAAAGATTTACGGTCCATTCAGTCAGATTAGCTTTTAATGATGCACCTTTTCCTGATGATATTACTTCTATTTTTGTGTTCTTATCTTCATATCCGATTCCACCTTCTACTATAACTACTGATTTTATTTGTCCATTTTCTATTACTGGAGTTAATCTTACACCGTTACCTTTACCATAAACTTTCAGTTCTGGTGGAGAATTATAATCTTGTCCGGGAAAATTAATAATTACATCAATAATTTTACCATCACTAATTATTGGAGTTAATTGAGCTTTTGATCCACTATAGAGATTTAAGTTTAAATCTTTTTTATAGTTTAAAATCTCAGAAGAACCATATCCAACTCCTTTATTTTCCAAATGAATTGATGTTATCTCTCCTCGAACAATAGGTTGTAAAGAACCAACAAATGTGTTATTTGCAATAGAAGAAATTCCTATTTTTGAAATAATTTCTACAGATATATTTGGATAATTAAATGAATGTGTTCCAGAACCAACAGTCTCGATATCAACGTATTGATTTGTTTGGAAATAAAAATCTTTTGGAATAGAACCTATTCCAACTTCAGATAGTTTAAAGTTATTTTCATCCAAAACAGTAACATAATAGTTTGTATTGTCGAAAAGTCCTAATGGATTTGATCCATTAGACATATATGTGATAATTTCGCCCGTTTTGTAGTCATGATTTTCTATATTAATAGAATCTAATGCGGTATTAATTCCAGAAACAGAACACGTTCTTTTTTTATTTTCGTATCCAACACCAGGGTCTATTATATTAACAGATCCTAAAACATATTTTCCATCAAAAGACCTAATAGAATGATTTCCTACACCATAACCTAAAATTTGTATTGTATTGATTCCAACTATCGATCCATTAAAATCTTTATGTAATTTAATTCTATGTGAATCTACAATAGAGACATAATAAGTTGCATCAGTAGATAATCCACTTACACCATCCTGTGAAAAAGTTTTATATAAAACTTTTTCACCATTTCTAAATTTATGATATGTAGAAAATCCAATTGTATTATTTGATATATCTACAGATGTTGATAAACCAGTAGAATTAAAAGACACTTCATGTAGAATAGTTTTTAAATTAACCTGAGCTTTTGCTCCAAAACCATTTCCACCACTAATACTAATAGATGGAGTTTCAATAAAATCAAAACCAGAATCTATAATTCTAATTTCTTTAAATGATCCTTTTACTGAACAATATCCAGTAGCGCCAATACCTGTACTATCATTTATTGATAGAATTGGAGGATTAATTACATCATAATCATTTCCTTTTGAAAGGACATCTATGTTTTTTAATGATCCATAATATATTTTATCGGAAGATTTGTAATTTAATATTTCTGTGCCATTGATCAATATTCCAGTAAATCCAGGAGTAGTTTTATAAATTTTTCCTGTATTTTCTGGTTGAGAAATTTCTCTCAATAAATTTTGTGGAGATATGGATTTATTTTTAAATCTATAAAGTTGTATAGTATTATTGTTTATTACAGTTTCCGTTTCCAATTCAATATAATTTTCTAAGTAAAGATTCGAAAGACTTTTTGCAATTTTAATATTATTTGGATCTATTCTTTTTACATAATATAATCCCTCATCAAATAAAGAAGAAATTATATTTTCTTGAACGTAGTCTTGTCCACTAGAATCTGTAAGGATAAACGAAGATTTTTCGGGGGTATAGTATACAGCGTCTCCAGTATAAAAATTGTGATCAAATCCATTTGTAATTTTAAAGATATTTCCGGAAAATATTCCAGAAAAAGTATATTTGTAATCTTGTTTTGATGAATTTAATTTATCAATGTTATAGTATGGAAGAGATAGCGATGAAATAATATTTTTTTCTTTATTTTTATATACATTTTGAACATTTGAAGTATATCCTGGAAGATTTGGATACTCTGACGATTTTGTTTTTAAAATATTTCTTTTAACTGCATATGTAATATTTTCATCTAATTGCCCTTGACCTCTAGTTAAGAATGTTTTATCGGAAAAAACGTCTATTACAAATCCTCTTTCTGTTTCTCCGGAAGTGGTGATAAAAGTAACTTGATCCTTAATCCTAAGAATATGACTATCTTTAGTGGTAATTTTATAACTTAAGTTGGAATTATCTAACGATACAATACTTTCAATTTCATATGTTTGTGATGTATTAAATAACCAATTATTTGAAATTTTATCTGAAGGAAGTGTTCCAAGAGTCTTTATTGAAATTTGATCATTTGGGGAATAATAATATGTTTTTTCTGGAATATTAAATTTTTTGAGTACAGGTCTAATTCTAACTTTTATAGAATCTGAAATGGATGTTCCTGCTTTATTTGCATAAGCATAGACATTCAAATTTATTTCTGTATTATCATTAATATCATTATCTAGATTTAATCCCAAAAATTGAGTTAAATTTTTTGAAGAATATGTAACTATTCCAGAGACTCCATTTTTATTCAAAAAATATAGTGTTCCACTGTTGGGAAATCCGACAGTGGAATCTACATCCAGTATTGTGGATCCAATAGAAACATTTCCAATTAATCTTGTTTTTGGGTGAACTGAAAAATTATTATATTGCTCATTTTCAGAAATTATATCTCTATCAAAAGACGAATCTAAACTAAGTTTATAGTAATAGTTTGTACTTAAACCTGCGGATATTTTCTCTGCTCTTGTGACTGGAGAATAAGAATTTAAAATATCATTATTATAGTAATCTTGATACAAGGTTGAGTTTGTCAGATCCAATGGATTTCCTTCAAAAGCATCAACTATCAAATCTTTATTAACTCTATAATTAGCATCAGATGGTCTAATTACATTCTCTCTCGGTCTAATAACCTTTACTTTTTCTCCATATAAAACTTTAAATAAAATGTCAAAAGATTTATCTGTTCCCTTTGATGAATAAAAATCTTTTGATTGTTTTAAAAATAAAGAATCCTTTACTTCACTTGCAAAGGATCTATCTTCAAATCCAGGTGCTATTTGATTCTTAATTTTAGTTAAAAATTCTTTAAAAAAGAGAATACTTAAATTTTCTACACTAGATTCTTTTATGTGAGAAGATGCTTCTGACTGAGAAAAAACAAGATTTTCTGGATCAGTAGAACTTCTATATGAAGTTATCCCACTAAAACCACGAATACATCCGTCAAAAGAAATATCCGTTTTTGATGCATATGTAATAATTTCATCATCTATCTTTAACAATCCATATTCATTTGGAAATCCAATTGTATTTTCTACAATTATTGAAGTAGAAAATACATCAATATCTTCTGATAACGTGGTGACTTCGACGGGATCTGAAATTCTATCTAATTTTATGTAATTATCAATATTTTGGATTAAATCGAGAGAAGATCCTTGATATTCTTGTCCAATATAATATTGTTTTAAAAATTCAGAAATTAAAGGAAACTCTTCTCTCACATATGAGGGAAGTTGATTTTCGACAATTTTATTAATTTGGACTCTTTTTTCTGTCATTTTTATTATAGTCTTACTAGGTTCCCGTTTTTATAACTTGATGATGGTTCAAATGTTGATCCCGATGGATTTAATCCAGAAGATATTTCATCGACAATTAACTCAAATAAACTATTATTAATATCTAGTTGCAAATACAAATCTTGTTTACCAATAACATCATTCGAAACTGGTATTGTAGAAATTTCAATGATTGGTTTTCCATTTTTTATTTTTCCCGAAGTAATTTTAATGGGATTTAATGTAATCGTGGAATTTTCATAATCAATCTTCCCAACATTTTCTTTTATAATCGTTGGAGATTTTGATGATGTATTTGGCAAAGAAAATAAAAATATTTTACCAGTTTTTTTATTGGAATTTGGTACATCTGAAAAATAAAGATCTTGTTCAATACCTTGAACTCTAAATGAACTGGTTTTTATATTATAACCACTCATACTTTGAATATGTATTTTATTTCCAAATTGAACCGCATATTCTGATAAATTATCTATCGATAAACGAAGATCTCTTCTCATTTGAACCGTTGTAATATTGGATGTTATTGAATTGTGACTATTATCTATAATATTAAGAAATTTACTGTATTTAAATTTGGCACCATATTTGTTTAATTCACTAGATTCTGCATATTTTTTTACATTAGATTGTACAATGCTTGATACATACTCTGAACTTGGTGCAAGATTTGTATTGTAATAAACTTTAGAATCAACCTCAACATACAAATACTTTAAGTCCAAAATCTCAGGAACAATTCCAGCAACTGCATATTGTTTTAAATCCTTTTTAATATTTTCTTTAACTAAATTTGATAAAAAATCTCCATATTTAGGTTTTATACTTATAAAGACTTTTCCATATTGTGGGGGAACTAAATCTTCTCCACCAAAAACGGATATTGATTCCGTTTCTGGATAAATTCTTGAAGGTATAAGAGTTTCATAATCTGATGCAGTAAGAGCTCTATTTTGTGATGCGTATATTCTAGGTGCATATCTTTTAATAGAATCTATGCTTTCAATTTGCTCCCCTCCACTTGCAACACTATCGGGCGTAATTAAAGATATTCCGGAAGAGACAGTATAATCAACTCCATTTCTATTATAAATTATTCTCCCACTAAAACTAAAATCAGAAATACCATTAGCACCATCTCCATTAGTTAAAATATATGAAACCTCAATAATTTCACCATCTTGAAGTTTTCTTCCAAATTTTCCATCTCCAAAAATAATTTCATATCTTTCGTCTTCGATTTCTTGTAGGAAATAAACTTCAGAATCTCCAGTAATATCAAATAAGTTTTCTTTAAGCGAATATTTAATTGATATTGTAGATAATTCGCTTGGTCTCACTGATACTTGAATTGTTTCCGTGTCTATTCCGGAATTTGGAAGAATAAATCTTTGGTTTGGGTTTCTATCGGAATAAGTAAAAGATTGAGATATATAAGTTCCTTCGTAAATTTTAATAGTATTAAATGATGCTATAGAATCAACCACTGGGACCGTAATATCACTGTTAATACAAAAAGTATATGATTGACTTCCAAATCTACTAGAAGTTGCTGCAACCACTCCTCTTTTTAATACCATTGATGATGGAGTAGGAGTAATTTCACTGGTATCCACGAAAAAATTTATTGTTGTTCTTGCTGATTTTTTTGATTTTGGCACATATCCTATATTTCTTGCAAGTGCCACTACATTTTCTCTTAGTGTTGCACTATCTATAAACACCTCATTTGCAACCATATTTGCATTATATGAGGAAATATATGTATTATAAGCTAAAACATCAAGAATTGTAGAAAGATTTGATCCCTCAAAATCGTAATCAGTAAAGTTTGAATTTGACTTTAGGTAATCTTTAAGTGTCGTTTTAATCTGGTCGAAATCCAGATTTGTAAAATTAGTAAGTGGCATTTATCTTGTTGGTTGCAGAACAAATTCTAATTGCTGCGCTGGAACTTCTACTCCAACTATCCTATAGGTTATAGAGACATCAAATGTATTATTATCATAATCTGGATAAGTCTTAACTTCGATTAAATTTACTCTTGGTTCATACTTATTAATCGAACTTCTAATTTCATCTCTTATAATTGAAGCAGTGATCTCGTCCACATTTTCAAATAAAGATCTACTAATCCTCGATCCAAAATCCGAATTAAAAAATTTTTCTCCAGGAAGAGTAAAAACAATGTTACGAATAGAGCGAGCAATTGCACTTTGATTTTTTAGGGATATTAAGTCCCTATTTAATGGATTAACCTGAAAAGACATGCTGATGTCTCTAAATTCCTGCTTTACTCGCTCTAATGGCATGTAATATGCTAATTCTTATCTTATTTATTATAGATTTTTTGATTCATATAACGGTTCAGTTCCATATTCCCAATCATCATAATCTTCATCATTGCGAATTTTTGAATGAATTTCGTTTTGTTGATAAAAATCGTGTTTTTTGGGTGTTAAATCATCATTTGCAATCTCACGAAGCATTTTTTGCTTAACTATCTTAGTCTCCCACCCATATTCTGAAGATAAAAATTGCGTTCCCCACTTGTTTTTCATAAAATTTTCGTCTTTATCGACTTGTTTGGTCATTTTTTTGCTCCTGATTCGTTAAATCAGAACTTTTTACGGGGTTTCTATCCCGTCTTTCAATTATATCATAATCATCTTCAAGAATTTCCTTTAAATAATCTTCATTCCAAAGATCATAATAAGTAGTTTTTGCTAAATTTTTACGAAATTTCTGTAATTTTTTTATTGGTTGCCCCAAAATTAAGTTATATTTTCCATTATTAGTTTGAATGTCATTTATAAAGGTATCATATGCCCCACAATCCTCAAAAAATTTCCAATCTAATTGATTTGAATTGTGATAATTAACCCAAAATTGAATTCCGTCAAGATCTAAGTAATCTTCTACCACGTAAATCACAACATCATAATCATTTAATGGATGAATATCTTCTACTGAACATTCTATAATTTTAAATTTTGAATTAGCAGCAAATGGACAAATCGCAAAACCATTTAATTCAGGACGAACTTGTGAAACTTTTTTTATCCAATTTAAAATATAAAGTTCTTTCTCTGTAAACATAAAAAAAGAGTGCTTATTTCTATTTAAGCACTCTCATAAAATTATTTTCCTTGTCCTCTATATTTTTTCTTACGTCCGTTGCGAGAAGTTGCGCTAAGCAAAGTTCGAGGAGAACGTCCTTGACGTGTTTTTTTAGGTGCTCCAGGTTCAAAAAGCACCTTGTTCATACCACCTTTAGCCATTTTGAATTTCCTCCAATTCTATAAGTTCTGGATTTATTTTACCATCTAAAAAATAATCTTCTGAAAGATTTTGAAGAATCTCACTGCAGTCTTCTGCAGTGAGATTTGTATGAATTCTAATACCCTTATAAAGAATATTATATTTCATCAGATTACGCGAGTTTTTTCATGACCAACACGAACACGAGGATCGCACCAAATCTCAAATCCCGCATCCTTTGCATCAAGACAGAAAGAAACATCTTCTCCACACATATCTTGAACATCACCAGACTCAAAGACTTGCATCTTTGGAGCAAACCAAGGATACTCAAGATTTTCAAATACTCCATTTTTAATCATAACCCAACCAAAACCAGTATAATCTACAGTAAATGGTTTACGACGCTTACTAATAGATTCTACAGTTTCGTGATTCATGACTCCACCATTTTTGCGGAAATCATCTTCTTCTAACCAATGAGCAACTGAGGTTGTGTGCCCATCTTCTGTTGCATACCATCCAGCAACAACTTCACGTTCCGTGCCATCTTCTGAAAGTGCAAGATCACACAATTGCCAGAATTTATTTGTGTCAAATACAATGTCATTGTCAATCCAAAGTTGATAATCATATTGCAACTTTCCATCCCAAGGAATTTGTTTCGGACCTCTAAGAACATTTGCACCTAAACATTTGCATCGCGCAAAGTTTACCATTGATGAATAATCTTGAGAGATTTGAATGCTCATTCCGTTTTGAACAAGATCAAAGCAGAGTTGAACAAATGCCTTTAAGAAAATATACGAACATCCTCTGCCAGGAAGACAAAATACAATGCTTTTACCTCTCATTCTTCCTTTAATTGCTTCGTAGTCCCATTCTTCAGTTTTTTGTTTTGGTGGAACTGTTTTAACCGTAAATCCTTTTGCCATAAGTTAAAATAATTTTCATTTTCAATTTTAACAGTCTATATATGCATTTGTCAATGAGATGAATTCAATATTACCTCCTTGTTTATGATTAATTCCTCATACTGCAAATCATTTTCTAAAATGTTCATATCAAGTAAATCAATCATTCTGTGTAGCATTTCCCATATTTCAGAGAATTTTTCCTCTGATAAACTGTGATATATGCACTGTCCCTTTGCATAGATGTGATATATTTTTTCCATAAAAATTTTTCCGGAAATTTTTTTATTTCGTCACCGATTTATATATCATTACTAATAATATACCAAGGGGAATTCCAATTATACGAAAAATTTTATCAGGATATCGTATTATCCATCCCGCAAAGACAACCTTCCAGAAATTCCAATATGGGCGTCTCCGCGTGTATTTGCGGGGGTTTAGAGGACTTATCATATTTTCCGGAAATTTTTTTATTTGAGAGAGATAAAGAGGTCGAAAAAGACATACAGTGTAGGTTAGGGTAGTGGGACGTTTTTATATACGGGGACAACGCCGCGCCGCGCTATAACAAACCGCCCGCAATTAACTGCCCGGGCACTATATCGCCAAGTCTAACATAAGGGGGCACAGAGTGTCAAACCCCGTGCCCCTTAGATATAATCAGAACGCGATCTCTTCAAGCGTAGGTACACTCTGCCCCAGAATTGGCAGATAGTTGCTATCATCACCCTCCGACACATTATCAGAGGTGAGTGCATCCAGGATGGAGAGGATTTCATCACCAGTGCTACCTTGACGCAGCATCGCGATCATCACTTGCTTGGACATAATAAAGAAGAAAAGTGTA